CATGCTCGTTAGCATATTGTTTGTACTCTAGTCCAAATAGTGCATTTAGACCAGGCTCTAGTTCTTTAACTAGTTGTGCTCTTGATATTGCCATAGTTAATTGCTCCTATTAGTTAGAAATAGACGCCGCTGGAGAAATTTGAACTATTACGTTCGAATTTGCTGCAGTGTTGTCATTGTTTTCCGGATCGTTTGCAGTTCTAACAATTCTAAACTGAGAAGTAGCAGCTGTTCCAGTAACATCTAATTTAACAGTCGATTGACCATTAATTTGAGTACCAGCAGTTGCACCATCAGTTGGGTTAAAAGTGTTTAGAAGATTTGCTTGAGTTACCGCTGCATCCGCTTTGCAAACATATTCTTGCATAGGGTTGTCGTTAACTAAGCCGATTCCGTCGTTTGAACCAGTATTGTAGTCCGTTCCGAACGTTGTACTAGCCAAAACGTGGTTTGCGAAAGTAGGTTTGCTTGTAGAACTATTTACATAAAATATTCCATTAAACACACCTACGATTGGTTGAGTGTTGGAAGTTCCAGTTGACCAATCTGCTCCACCAGCGATTCCATCGTCCATAGTATCCGCTGTAGCATCTTGTAGATACCCATCGTCACCTGACGTATGTTGCTGTGAAACAGGGTTGTTCTGAAAAATCCCTATACCCAAGCCAGATTTGACCATGTACTCAGCCTGTCCACCTGTAGCAGGAGTTGATCCTACTGTAGGTGCTTGTCTGAATCCAAAGCCGCCTGTTTGGTTTGCCATAGTTGTTTCCTTTTATTGTTAAAGTTAATTTAATGGATAGGAATTACTAAATAATTAGCTTTTCTTTGTACCACCAAAAGTTACGCTAGATGATGATTCATTTCTGAATTTCATCCCAGCTTGCCTTTCCTTCATAAGATCGTTGTTAATGGCTTCATCTTTTTCTTGAGTTTTCTTATTATAGTATTCCTCAATTTGAAGAGCGATCTCTTCCGGTATCCTTGCCAGCAAAAGGCCTCCTACTCCAATGATCCCTGCGTATCTACCTTCAGTCATTTGCGGATAATCCTGATCTGGATATTCATCAGCTCTAACTAATTCATATCCTTCTCTCAGAGACGCTGCAACATTTTTGGTATCTTGATACCCCATGCTTTCAGCTCTTATCCACTGATGTCGGTAGCCTGTTGGCGCAGGCGGTGCATCGAGTGAGTTGGGTGGAGTCCAGATCTTTTTAGATTCCTCTTTTGATCTTGTTTGACTCGCACGTGAAGTTTTCATTTTATCTTGTTCCATATGCTTATACTCCTTCCGTGATTTTTAGTTGTTTTGCATAATCTTCGAGTGGCACACCTAATCTTTTAGCTATTGCTACCTGTGAAGGTGTGAGCTTGACAGTTTTCTTGCGTCCTTGTGGGGCTGAACGTTTAGCCGAAGCTACATTTTGAGCAGGTTTTGCTCTTTCCGTAGTTGTATCCGCTATCTTATCAAATTTATGCGGAAATTCAAGTCTTATTCTTTTATCAACTTCCGTATAATATTCGTCAGATTTAGGGTCATATCCCTCTTCTTCTACAAGCTTTTTATGTATATCAAAAGCTGTATAAGTCATAGCTGAGTCATTACCAAACCAAGTGTTGTTAGATGCCCACTCTTCTGCTTTCGCATCTGTTGGTACTTGTTGGTCATAAGCTCTTCTTTGAGGGTTTATGTTAACCTTTTTCTCTGGTTGTGCTTCTTCTGCAGCCTTTAATTGTCCAAGTCTTGCAGCATCAGAAGATAGTCTTGCCATCTGTTCTTGTGCTGATACTTGTCCGTCCACATCTCCTGCTTCAATCGCAACTTTCAAAGCTTGTCTTGCAGCGTCCATATTTGTTTTGACTCTGTTTTCAAACTCCGAAACATAAGATTTATCAAGTTTAGAAAGTTTACCCTCTAAAGCTTCTTTATCTTTTTTTACTGATTCAGCAAAAGTTACTGCTTCTTCTCTTTGCCTTTCTGCTTCTCTCATCTTACGAGTTAGTTTAGCAATTCTTTTTTGAACGCCTTCACTATATTCTTTCAACTCGTCTTTTTTCTCTTCTTTTTGTTCAACAGGTTTTTCTTCAACCTGTTCTACTTCAACCTTTTCTTCTGCAGCTTCCTGTTTAGGTTGCTGTTCGTCTAAATTAATTTCAGTTGCTTTTTCATCAGCTTCACCTACATCAATTAGATCATCTTTTTTGTTTTCTTCTTGCATAGTTCCTTCCTATGTTAAATGTAATGAAGAATCGATTCTGGGTCACCAATTGTACCTAGAACTTCATCATCGTTTAATATACGCACTTCTCCACCTTCTATTGGTAATCTTGCACCAGCATATCTGGCGAACATTACCCAATCTCCTACTTTACACCATGGCTCTATAAATTTATCTTCATCTTTATAGGCTAGGTCTCCCATTTTCAAAACATAACCACATGTGGTTGCAATTCTTGCTTTGTCTAATTGCTCTTGTGAAAATAAAATACCACCTTTAGTTTTTTCTCTTGGTGTAAAAGGTAAAACTAAAATTCTATATCCAACAGGTTCTGGTAATTGATCTACCATTTCCTTAATACTTTCTGGATCTAATCTTTTTGCGTGAGGTTCTTCTTTTGCTTGTTCTTTATACTTTTGTTCTAATGCATTGACATGTTTAGGAGTTTCCTTTTTTGTCTCCGATGTCGATAACGTTTCCTTGCTCATTTTTTTGCTCCTTATAGTTTAGCAGGTTAGAGATTTCCTGTAATAACAGTTGATAGGCATGTGCCTGTCCTAACATATATTTATATTTTTCCATATTGTCAACACCTCCACTCATCATTGTGTCTTGTATTTGAATTAAAGCGTTGTTTATGGACTTTTTTAGTTTGTCTATAATTACTAAGTCTTCCACTAATTAACCCACCTTTCGATTACTTTTATTTTCTCTTCTGCATCTACAATCACCTGTAATAGTTTATTAACTTCATCTAGATGTTGTGGATGTTCACCAATACCTACCGGATTTTTAAGATAGATATTAATCGTTGCTATTGATTCAGCAACTTGTGCTTCATATCTTTTTTTTAACGCCTCTAGCATTTCTAATAGCTTCCTTTCCTTTTTTTGCTATGGAAGCAACTTGACTCTTACCCATAACTTTTGCTCTTTGTTCCATAACGGTTAGTATTTGTATTTTACGTGCAAATGGTTTGTTCACACGTTTGACTTTCGCAACAGTTGCTCTTGCATCTGCTGGAGTTGCAAACTTAATTCCTACCGTGTCCCTAGGGTTTTCATCTGTGTAGAGCCTTCTACCAGAACCTTTTGGTTTTTTACCTGTTCCCTTTTTTGGATCTGCCATGCAGGACTCCTTTCAAAGTTTTTGCTTGCGCAGCGTGTGTCTTTGACGCTTTCTGCAAACCTTTCATCACTTTTTTTAGTTTAGCTTTTGTTTTTTTCATATTGCTCCTTTGTTAAATAAATCTTTTTCACTTTCATTGCATCTTAATTCTAAATTTAAACTAATTCTTTTTTCATCTTTTGATGGATGCAAACGATGGTCTACCGAACCAGGAAATATTAATATATCATCGTTTTGAGGTTTAATGTGTGCTTCTCTTCCTTCATATCTAAAATCTATACCTTTGCCTTGTGTATCTAAATATATTACACCATTTATAGTTGCAGTGTCTTTATGATTATGCCAATCAGCAAGATTAAATTTATTATCTGTTATACAACACCACACTTCAAAATTTTTATCTTTTAATGTAAATTTATTTAAACATTTTTCTGAGCAAATAATAAATAGATGATATAGTTTATCTATAAGATTTGTTTTTAATTTAAAGTTTCCGCTGTTTTCTAAAAATTTTCTTTGATCAACACATTCGTTAATTAATTGTGTTTTATAGTCTTTAATAAATTTTGTTAGAGATATTTTATGAACTAGCACTTCCATCTCCGTCTAGCCTGACGGATTCTGGAATTTGGATCATTTCTTGTTTTTGCTGATGCTCTTTTAAGTTGCCCTAGTGATCTTGCGCAGTATGATTTTCTGCGTTTGGCAGCTTTTGATCCTGGCTTCACTTTTCCAGTCACGGCTGTTTTTAATTTAGAACCGGGATTCATTCTTCTATAAGCTTTGACACCGGCTCTTGTCATGCCTGCTCCAGACTTTGTAGGTCTAAAGTTTTTTTTATTTCTAGCTGGCATAGGTTTTCTTTCTCGTCTCATACTAAACCTCCCATGCCCATGCTTTTTCTTTTTGCGAATGTTCTTACGTTAGTTGGTTTACCACCAACACCTTGTGCCTTACTTCTTTTCCTTGCAACGGCACTCCTCCTCTGAGAGTCTGTCATCCTTGCTGCTTTGGCAGCAGGCACGCACTTTGGATATTTTCTTTTTGAACCACTTGCAGATTTTCTTCCACATTTTTTAAAACCCCCGCCTTTCTTCTTGGCTCCTATATCGACCCAATCTTGTTTAAACCACTCTTTTAAACCACCCATTACCTAATCTCGCAACCTCTACCTTTTTTAGCAAGACCTCCACTTTTATAAGTTACTCTACCACCTTTAGCTTTACCTGCTGGTTTAGGTCCTTTGAAATCTTTTCTTTTTTTACCAGATGGGTCTTTAATTTTACCTGCACAAATTTTAGATGCATAGGCATTAGCATAGGCGCTAGGGTATACCGCAAATTTTCTTTTTGCTGCTGCTTTACCCCTTGGACATAGTTTAGTCATTATCTTTTTCTCGCTGTTTGTTTTGCTCTTGCAAAGTTAGCTGCTGTTGGTGCACCCTTTGCACCTTTTTTTCTCATTCTTCCACCACGTTTTCTTTTAGCATGTATGTTTGCGTATAGTCCTCTACCTGCCATTAGTTTAACTCTTTTTTAAGTTGTTTTAATCTATCCATTTTTGTCTTTGGTGTTATTTTTTCTTTAATAGATTTATTTTTTTTAGGAATTACACCTCTACCCATTAAAACATCTTTTTTT